CCGGCGAGCAAGACTTTGGTGTCGTCGTCGAACTTCGCCCAGCGCTCACCGGTGACTGCCGGTTTCTTTTTGCCCAATTGCAGAGCCATTGTTGTTCCTCAACGCCACGCCAATAAAAGGACTCCCACGGCCGGCGTTGAACCGAGGGAGCCAAAGGGTTTACGGGGTTGGATCTGCCGCTTCGCGCGTGATGGTCGGGCTGAGCTTGGCGACGGTGTAGTTCAGCGTCACTTCGATCAGATCGCGCTTACCGCCGTTCGGCAGTTCACCATCCACTTCCACGGCGGGGAAGCTGAAGGTGTACTTGTTGCCCAGGGCATCGGTGATCGGGAACACCACGGCGATTGGCGTCCGTGTGAAAGTGTTCTTCCAGATTTCCCAAGCCCGCTTAGACCAAGCCAGCGTGATACTGCCGGTGATAGCCGCCTCGGTGGCGATGTGCGCACCCGGACCAAGGCTGTCAGATCCGAGGCAGCGCTGCGTTTGCAGGCTATTGTCGAGGTTGACGGTCATGGCCGAGACGCAGGCCACGCCTTCAAGCGACTGGCCATTGACCAGGATCGTGCCGACGTTGTTATTCGACAGGAAAGGTGTGGTGGTCGGTGCGTTCGGCGCGACAACGATCGACACTTCACTGTCGGTGTAATCCAGGCACGCCATGTTGAAGGTGGCGGTGATCTTGCCGTCGGACGGAATGTCCAACGCGAAGGTCGACACATGCGCGCCTTTGAACACGCCGTAGACGCCGACATCGTTGTAGCCCTTAGCGATGCTGAACGTATGGCGCGTATCGCCCACGCGCAGGACATCCGCAGTCCATGCACCGTAGAACGCAGCCTCAAGCAGCTGATCGAACGAGCCGAACGAGAATTCCGCGGACAGGTCGCCGCCGATGTCGATACTGGTGGACACCGAGCCTTGGCTGAGCCGGGTATCGGTGATCTCGTCGCTGACCTGAGTGTTGACGGTTGGAGTCAGCGCGTTGCCGGTCAGGCGCAGCGTGTCCCAGGTGCCAGCCGGCGTAACGCCGGGGGTTACCTCGGCGATGATGTGTGAAACGACTTTTGCGCCAGAGCTCATTGGAGCCTCCTATTCGCGGGCATAAAAAAACCCGCGGGCGCGGGCGTGGCGGGTTGGTTGCTGATCAGCCGGCGCGAAACCGGATGTTGACATTGATCTGGTAGAAGCCCTCGAATTCACCGGCCACGACTTGGCTGGCTTCCATGCACTCAAGGTCGCCGGACATCCAGTAGGCGAAGTGCGCCTCGAGCGCGTCGGCGAGTTCGTTGATCGCTTTGGTTCCGGTGCGCACCCGGGCGAAGCACTGGATGCTGATCTGCCCAGGCTTGCGGGTGTGCGGTCGGTCGGCCATGCCGGCCATAAAGGCTGATGCGTACTGAATGTTCAGCCGGCACCAAAGACCGGCATCAGGCGGCGTGAACACGGTCGGTTGGTTGGGGTAATCGATCCGCGCTTGGTCGATGCCGGCGAAGGCAGCCATCCGCGCGGTGATGAGCGCCCTGATTTGCTCGAAGGTCATGTGTAGGCCTCCGATACGCCGATGAAGGCGAGGTCGTAAACGCCGCCCGGTGCCTGCGTGGAATGACCCACCTCCAACATTTCACCGTAGGGGCTGTTGGTCTGGATGTAGATGACCGGGAACTTGCCTGACGCCTTGATCAGCATGCTTCCCTTCTGGATGGTTTCCCTGCCTGAAGGGTCGACGTTGTCGGTTACGGTCATGTCGGGCGCGCCGATCGAGACCAAGTGGCTTCCGCGGAATGTGCCGCCGATGTAACCCTTCCCTGCCGCCTGCGCCTTGACGAAATAGTTGTCCTCGCGCTCTCGCTTGGTCAGCTTCTTGAAGGCTCGACCGCCTGTGCGTGCTGCGTTGCGTGCGTCGACATTCGCGTCATAGGCGTCAGCCAGCGCCACGTTCTTCGTGCGCAACGCCACGTTGGCCTGCCAAAGGTCAGGGTTGCCGACGGGAGATCTGTTAACCACCTCGGTGAGCATGGCAGTTGCGATGACTCGCGCCATCTGGGTGATGTCCTCGCCGGCCTGATCAGCAAAATCCGTAAGGCTATGGCTCCAGCCTGCTTTGTTGGACATCAGACTTTCCTCAGCTGGATCTCATAGTGGGCGCCGGCCGGGTCGGTCTGAACATTGATCACGTCGAATTCGTTGATCTTGTGGCCGATGTCCGGAATTCCACCGATCGTTTCGTTGGTCAGCGCGATCAACAACTGGTCGGTTGCGCGGATGTTCACGCCGTCGACCTGCTCGACTTTGAATCCGTCGAACACGCCCCTGCCGGTGTAGGCAATCACAACTGGCGCCCCCGCCACCTCTGTGACCGGATCCCACGTTCCCGGCAGCGTCACGCCGCCACTGAACGGCTGCACCGCGTCTGTCAGGTCCGTATCGAAGGCCTCGGCCAGATCCGTCTGGATCTCTTCACGTAGGCTCATGGGTCACCTGTACACGTCGAAGCTATAAGCGCTCCGCATCCATGGATTAAGGAGCGCCAAGGCGAACTGGACATCACCAGGCTGAGCGATGATCTTGCTGCTATCCAGCGAACCGAAGGTCTTGCTGGTGGTCACCGAGCCCGCTTTCACGGTCTTCGCCTCCAGATTGCCTTCCGTCTTCTGCTGGTAGAGCTTGCCGTCGGCGGCTGTCTTCGCCAGTTCAGCTCCGGCTTGCTTCACCTCTTCAGGAATGGCGGCCATATCCATGCCGACCAGGTTGAGCGATGTCATGTACGCGTTGGCCTGCATGACCGCGCGCGCCTTCTTGTCCTCGGTGGTCCACGCTGGGCCGAGGATGGCGTCAACGTCCGCCACGGTGATGTAGTTAGCCATCAGGCCTCCGCTTGAATGAGTGGGGCCGAAGCCCCGGTGTTACTTCTTGTCGGTCGCGTCAGGCTTTGGCTTGTCCTTCGCCGCCTTTTCGATGCGATCCGCCTCGGCCTTCTTCAGCGCCTCGACCTCTACCTGCAGGGCGTTGCGCTCCTGGGCGATCTGATCGCGACTACCTGCCAGCTCGGTCATGCCGGCGTGGATCTTGGTCAGCGCGTCGAACAGGCGAATCGGCAGCTCGCCAGCGCCTGGATGCTCAAGCGGACTCACGCCCTCGAGGGATTCGATCAGGCCGCGCAGGCCGTCACGCTCTGCATTCAGGTTGCCGATCGCCTCTTGCAGCTCGACCTCGGCCTGCGACAGCGAAACCTCGCCAACGATCTCAGCCGGTGCCGGCAGTTCCTTGATCGTCACCTCAGGCACATCCTCTGCTGCACCGTCCCGGCTTTCAGTAACGCTTGCGTCGACGATGCGCAGGCCCGCCGCCTTGGCCAGCGCCTTCACGTCTTCCTGGTACTGGTGGAACGGGCCGGGCAGATACCAGATGTTCTTGTTGCTCATGATCATGTCCTTGCCAAACCGGGCACTGGGCCCGGCTCGGCTGTCAGGGTTACTTGGAGGCATCACCGATCAGAGCAACACCAGCGGTGTGCTTGATGCTGGTGGCGGTCTTGTCCCAGTTGGTGCCGGTTGCCAGTTCAGCGTCGGTCGGCGACTTGCCGCCGGTGGTGGTGTCCCAGGTGTAGCCCTTGAGGCCCAGGCCGAAGGTGTAGTCGGTTTGAAGCGTGGTCTCGATACGCTCCTTGCCGTTGACGGTCTGGACGTTGCTGATGATGTCGCGACCGTCGTGGACCAGAGCCGCGCCTTGCACCAGAGACAGGATGATTTCCTTGTTCGGGGTGCCCGCCTGCATCAGCGCCGGGGCGTCCGTCACAACGGAGATTTTGCCGAGGATGTCCACCACGCGGACGTTGCCAGCCTGGAACAGCTGTTGCTGGTTCGCCAGGTTCTGGCCCACCAACTTGTGGTAGCTGGTGCCCTGCATCACTTGAGTAACCAGGTTCTGGCTTGCGTCGCCGAACTTCGCGTGAGCGTTGTTCAGGCCGGCGTAGGTGATGCCTGCGGTAGCCGACACATCGTTCACGGCCCCGGCCTG